CATAGATTTATCACTATTAAGAGGAACTACAGCTTCAGGACCTGCTTCACCAATTAAAGCTCTTGTAGGTTTAGTAACAACACCACCTTCAGCTAATTTGACTTTAGGAAATTCAACTAACGGTATTGTATTACCACCAAATCCAGGAACAAAATCTAACATAGCATTTATTGCTCGGACAGGCATGTTTAATAAGAATGAAAAGGCTCCTATCACTAAATTAATTAATCCTTCCGCTATAGATTTTAATCCTTTCGCTACTTTACTAAAATCACCATTTAAAATACCACTAATTATATTTGCTATACCTGTAAACACAGTTAAAATAGGTTGAATTATTGGCATAATACTTTTAAGTAAATTTACAACAATTGGTATTAATATTTTAGCTAATTCAACAAATATGTCTAATATTGGTTTTAGCAAAGGCATAACAGCATTTAAAATTTCTGTTATGATAGGCATTAATTGTTTAATTAAATCTGTTACTATAGGAACTAATTGTTTAAATAAATCAGCTATTATAGGAAGAAAATCCATAGCAGCTTTAAGTAACATCTTTACAAGAGGTTCAAAACTTTTAATTAAATTTCCAATTACTGGAAAAAGTGGTTTTAAAGAAGTTAATATATCACCTAAAAATCCTCCAATGTTTTTAAAAATATCTTTAATAACTGGAAGGACAGTAGTCATAATATCTTTTAAAACAGGGGCTAAAGTTTCAACAATAGGAGTCACAAGTTGTAAAACTAAAGGTCCTATTTCTTTAAATAACTGAACTATAGGATTTAATAATTCGAATATTTTAGCAAATTGATTTGCTCTTGCTTCTTCTCTAGCTGCTAATGTTTCTGAGGTTTTAGCCATTGATTGCATAGCTGCTAAACTTTTATCTTGTTCACTAACTAAGTCTGTATTAGCAGCGGCATTTTCCTTAGATGACACTAACATATCAGCTAAACCGTCACGAGACATACCAATAGCTTTAGCAAATGATTCTTGTTCAAGACGATTCATTTTTTGATAATCTTCAATAGAACCAAACTGATTAGCAATTTCAGTCATTAAAGTTTTAGTATCATTATTTAAAGCCGCTTCTCTTGCTTTTTCAAGATTCAATTCTTTACCTGTAAGTAATTCAGCTTCCATTTCTGCTGAAATTGAGTCTTCAATATTTAATAAACTATTAGCAATGTCTTCTACTTTACTTAATTCTAAACCTAATTTTTTAGATTGTACAAAAGCATCTGTTAATCCTTTAGCTGAACCTCCAAAATTTAATTTCAGGATATTTGATACTTTACCAACACCATCCATTACTTGTCTCATGCTAATATTAACTTTATTAGCTTTTATTGATTCTTGAGCAACAGTAGCCATTTCATCTGCTACTTTCCCAGCATCTGTTCCAGTTAGTTTAGATAATTTTTGAATATTAGCTATACTTTCAGCAGACATTCCAGCAAACACATTTAACTTCATAAAAGTTTCAAGTGTTTTTTTAGATAATTTTTCAGCACCATCTAAAGCTGAGTATATACTTCCTGCTGATTGAGCAGCCATTGCTCCTGTAATCCCCATAGAAGATCCTATTCCTCTAATATCAACCATTAACATATTGGCTGTTTTTTGGGATATACCTAAATTTCGAGAAAGTTCAACATTTTCCTCATTTAATCTTTGAGCGGATTCTGAACCTTTATTATAAGCATCAACAATTAAACCTATTAAAGCTATAGGACCTAAGGCTGATTTTAAAGCAGCACCAAATGAAGCTGTAGCTACTCTTAATTTTCCAAAAGTACCTAAAGTTTTTTTACCTCCATCTGTTAATTCATAAGTTAAATCTTTTGCTTTTTTAGCAGCGGCATCTAAACCTAATTTTTTACCAAAATCACCAAGTCCCATTTTTTCAAGGAGTTTGTTAGCTCCACCAAGAGCAGAAGTAAATAGACTTTGAGATTTGACTAGATTTTCTTGACGGTTTAATTGTTCATTAAGATATTGAGCGTTCTTTTCATTTAAAGAAGATGCTTCTTCTAAAAGTACAACTTGCTCAGCTTCAGGAGTTAATATTTCTTTAGCTAAATTGTATTGTTCTTGTTTTTTAGCAGTAGTAGCTACAGCTTGTTGATAAATAGCATCATCAATTTTTTTACCTAATCTTTTATCACTCTCAAATTTAGCTAATTTAGCATTAGCTTTAGATAAACTTTCTTCTTTTATTTTGAGCATTTTAAGCTCATCTTTTAAAGCATCACCTCCTCTTTTTAAAAGCGCACTTTTTTGAGTTTCTATTTCTGATTGTAGTTTAGTATTCTTGGCTATATCTTTTTGAATATCTTTTACAGAATCATATTCTGCTTTCATTGCTTTTGTAGCAGCAGTCACTGCTTTGATATTATCTAAAGATAACTTATCCAAAGTTCCTTTTTCCTTATAAATTTTTATAAGTTGAGACATTGAATCTTGAAGAGAAGAAACTAAATTAAGTTGTTCACCTAAAGCATTGTTTGCCTCATCAATGTTTCTTTTTTGTATTTCTTCTTTTTTCGCCATTAATTATTATATATTATAAATATTAAAGGGCATCATTTTTTGATGCCCTGTGATGGAGTATTTAAATCTATATTAGTGGTGGATGTGCTTTTACCTTTACTGCTTGAAGCACCACTATGTGATTTTTGTTGAGCTTCATTTTCTTGGTTTACAGACTCACCTATAAATTGATAAGTTATATTTCTTAACCAAACAGGCATATTATAAATAGTTTCATAAGTATACCCACCACGACCATGAAATACTATCTCATGTATTTGTTTAAATAAAGTAAACCTATACTCTTGCGTCAGGCCAAAAAAACTGAACCTGTAATGGAATAGTAACCTCCTCTTCACCGTTAATTCCATTATTTATAAAAGTCATTCTAATATCAGGACTAGTTTGTTTAATGTGAGTTCTAAAAGCAGCTGAGTCTTTGGCTAGAAAATAATTATCTACAAAATCACGAATGGCTTTTTTATCTTCATCACCATTAATAGCTATAATTTGATGTTTAAGTTTAGTTGATAAGTCAGGTGAAATGTTTTTATTAATGCGTTTAAGACCCTTTACTTCACTATCAATTGCTTTTTCATCTTTACCAGTTAACAACTTATAAGTGATTTCAGTACCTGAAGTTGGTAGTGTATATTTGAATATGTTAGATCCTTTAGTTACTATAGATTCATCTAAATCAATAGTAGGTAATTCTGCTAAATCTACTGTAATTTCTTCATTTTCATAAGTAAAAGAATAATCTTTACCATAACCTAAAACACGAGCCGCAATCATGATTGCATTTTTATCTCCTATTAATAAATCATCAAAATCAAACTTAGTAACAATAAGAGATTGAAGTAATTTGTCAATTACTACTCCTTGTTTAATATAATTTTGATTGGTTAGAATATCTTCTTCTTTAGCAGTCATGTATTTCATTTCAACTTGACCAGAAGATAAAGCATGTCCTTCAGGATACAATAGACCTTTTGAAGGTAAATCTACCATTTCGGTAGGGAATTTGAATTTATTTTCTTCCATAAATAATTAGTTATAACTTTTGTGTCATGTATAAATATATAAAAAATAAGGAAGCTCGCAATTTTTTGCGAGCCTCTTTAAATTTATTTTTATTTTTAATTAGAAATTCAATACACAATAATCCATTCCTAATACCATAGAAATGTTTTGAGCTTCAGCTTCTGTATCCCAGTTATATTCACCAAAATCTGCTGATTTAATAAATCCACCTTTAATAACCCATTCAGAAATAATATCACCAACTGGGCCTAATACATTAATAGTTAAATCTTTTTTATACATATCAGAATAACCATCACGTCCTGTTACTGATTCGTGGTGTAAACGAACCCATTCCATTACTGATTGAGCTCCTGATGGAGTGATAGGATCAAACAATGTTAAAGTCAAATCATTCCATTTCAATTTACCTTTGATTTTACGGTAAACATTAATATGGTTTAATGTGATTTCTTCTTGTGAGAAACCCATTCCGCTCACACCTTTAATTAAATAGGCTGGAATACCATCAACATAAAGAATAAATCTATTCTTTAGTTTTGGTTCAAAAGCGGTAAAAAATATTTCGTTTGGATTTAAAATTGCCATTTTATTTTATTGTTTTGTTATAAATATTCTGTCTTTAAAAAATTATGCTGGGAAAGTAGCTCCTGTTGGTAAAATGTTGAAGTTCAAGTAAATGAATTCAGCAGTCTTAGTAGGTTGAATATAAATAGCACCTATTAATTGATTTCTATCAATTACATCAGCGGTGTTATTTGAATCATCCATCACTACTTTAAAAGCATACAAACCTTGTTTTTGTTGTACTGAAGTTAAATAAGGATTAACTTGAGATAAGAATGCATTACGAGTTGCTATAGTATTTTGTTCAAACACTAAGTTATT